GGTCCACGTTGGAAAGCAAACTACTGGTCTTGTAAATTCTGGTAAACTATGAAGTTAACAGACATATTGAACGAACTACTCCTTGAAGCAGAATGCTGGAAAGGATATCGCAAAGATGGCATGAAGATGAAAAATGGCCGCATGGTAAACAACTGTGTTCGAGTGTCTGAGGAAAAAAAGAAGCCAAAAGTGAATCCTGCGTACTTGACAAAAGATGCAGCTGCGATGAAAAAAGAGATCAACAGAGTCAAAAAACTGAAGTCAAACGATCCGTCAGCTTACGGAAAGTGGGAAGCAGACTATGCCGACAAAGACAAGACCAAGAAGTACAAGACAAAGAAATCAGCTGCAACCAGCGCGTACGAAAAACGATTCGGTAAGAAGAAATGAGCCAGTTAAAACAGATACTAAAAGAGATATTTATAACGGAGTACTCTGCTGCCGTAGAAAAAGCCTTGTCAAACAAGGCCAAAGCTACAGGCATATCCAAGTCAATCCTTAAAAACGTTTACGGTAAAGGACTGGCAGCTTGGAAAACTGGACATCGGCCTGGAGTATCTCAACACCAGTGGGGAATGGGCAGAGTAAACTCGTTCGTCACAGGAAAAGGCGGAGCCAGAAAGGTTGACAAAAAGTTGTGGAAAAGAGCAAGCAAATCCAAAAAGAAAAAGAAATGAAAAACCAAGATTTATCTATATTGAAAGCCATTCTCCTGAGAGAGATGGAAGAGCGTCAAATGTGCGAGCAATGCGGAGGACCTATGTACGAAGGCATGTGCACAGAGTGCGGATACATGGAAGAAGTTTCCTATGATAAATCTGGATTAAAAAATCCTGATAAAGCAGACCTTGACAAAAATAAAGACATAAGTTCTTACGAAAAAAAGAGAGGCGCAGCTATAGAGAAAAATATGTCAGAAGCATCTGATAAGAACATATCTTATCTAGCTGGATACGCAGATGGAGCTTTGCAAGGATACGAAAAAGGATATTTTGATGGATTAGATGGAAAAAAATACGATGTAACAGGTATCACTAAGCCAAAAAATGAATATAAAGTAGAGGAAAACGATTCAGAACACGGCAAAAAATTCGACAAAGCAGTAGACAGTTCAGAGCTCAACATGCTAAAGAAGCTGTACGCAAAAACTCCTACCGCTAAAATAAAAGCCATGATTGATAAGTTAGAGGCTAAAATGAATGAAAACCACGAGGGCACAGACCACGAGGTTTCCATGGCAAACAACTCAATAGACTCCATCATTTGGGCAGCTCACGAACTCAAGAAACACCTTCAGGGTGGAGAGCGTGACATCCCAGCTTGGATCCAAGACCACATCACAAACGCAGAGAACTACATACTTCAGGCAGCTAAGAACTACCACGAGTATGGCAGCGAAGAAACTGATCAAGAAGACGACTTCTCAGGCACATACGATGACGGATTGGACGAAACACCAATAAAAAAAGCTAAGTTCGATGAAATCAGCGTTTTATCGAAAGAAGAATTTCAAAACGAAATGTCTCTTCAAGAGATGATCAAAAAGGTGGGAAGCAAGTACAACGTCTATTCCAAAAAAGGCAAGAAGCTGGGTTCGCACCCAAGCAAAAAGAAAGCGCAAAAGCAGATGGCTGCAATAGAAATTTCAAAGCAAGGTAAGTGATGCCAGTGAAAGACCTAGACATACTGAAAGCAATAATCCTCAAAGAAGCTGAGACTGAGAACCTCCCACAGGGGTTCGAAGACGATCCAATGGGCTTCATAGTTAAGAAGTACCCAGGACTTCACGAGGTTCTGATATACTTAATGACAGAGAGCTTCAGAGACTACGTCGATGCAATATTTGTTGTGGCACCAAAACCCACCACGTTCAAGATCGTTCTTCACAACGGACAGTTCTACTTCCTCCAGTTCATGGGTAAAACCTACCAAGCAACTGTGTCTGGTAAGAACTACTACCTCATGTCGATAGGAGAGAAGGAGCGCTGCATGTTAGCGATAGCAAGACTACTCAGGTACGGAAACCCTCTGAAGACCAAAGGACCAGAAGGCGCAGAACAAGGAACAAGGCCGGCCGGAGAAGAAGCAGGAGGAGAAACTGGTGCAGAAGTACCTGAAGCAACTCCTGAAGCTGGTGGAGAAAAAGCCCCAGTCACAGAGTCAATGATTCTGGAAGCCATTTTAAAAAAAACTTTAAACGAAGAATCAGAAGAGGACGAAAGTAAAAAAGTATGGAGTAAAACTCTAACAGTTAAAGATCTTAAAAAACCTACACCTGCAAAATGGATTAAAAAAGGATATAAAACTAGAGGAAGCCTTCTGTATTATCTTATAACCTCAGGAAAATCCATAGAAGTCTCAAAAGTAGCTGGAAATACAAGCGAAACATCTCTAAAAAAATTAAAATTTATAGGAGATTTTGATTCCAAATTCAAACAATCAGATTATTCTTCAATTAATGATACTGAAAAAATTTTTACTGATTATGATCGTTCAGAAGAATATGCGCTTTCAAATATAGTAAAGACTGGAGACTTTAAGGGTGCTACAAAGGGGGCTACTTCTAAACATGAAGTAAAAGCATGCGACCAACTAAATTCTGAAATAGAAAGAGTAAAAGTAGAAGATAAGATAAGTTCTCTAGACATAGTAATTGGAAAAAATACCTATCCTAATATAGTCTCTGCAGAAATTCAAGAAGAGACAAAAGGAGAAAAAAAACCAAAATCAGATATAGTTCTTGTGGACTCTAGTGGAAATAAAAAAGTTTTTATATCTCATAAAGATGGTAGTGACGCAAAAGGATTTATTTCTTGGAGTAGTATACAAAACATTCCAGAAACGGGTTCAGAAATAGATGAGTTTAGACAAAAGATTGAGTTTATTGCCAAGCAAGAGTTAGGAAATAATTGGAAAGATTTTTTTGTCAATGAAAAAACTAAAAAATCATTTTACACAAAAATAACCGATGAGATTATAAAAAAACTTATATATGGAAAAGATTTTAGTAGTAATCCAGGAAAAAATAATGTACAAATAATAATTCAAGGCGGAGATTTAAAAATAAAAAAAGAAGGTGATAATTACAAAATAAGCGGATATAATAAAGCGTGGGTAGATGGCGAAATTCCTACAAATGACTACAGACCTATATTAGTTGCAAGATTTTCATCTGATAGTAATTCTTTTGGATTTAAAAATTGTAAAGTATATGCTGCGCCACTAGCTCAACAAAAGAACTCTGGTGAAGATTTAACTTCTTTTAATATTGAATCAACATATACGTCTACTGACGATAAACAAAAAAAGCAAAAGAAGCAAAAGAAAAAAATACCTAAAGAATATACTAGCATTATCAAACTTGGAGATGTGTCATATATATACGTTGACGAATCTTGGGCTAAAAGAACTATAGACGATTATCAAAAATATTTTGAAAATAATAGTGCAAAAGCACCGGTGTCTATTAGAAGAAACATCCGAGGCGCCAATTATATACTATTAAAACCTGAATTTACTAGTTCATTTGATATTTCTTGATGTAATTTTATATATTTTGGTAAAATGTATAGACTAAAAATAAATACTTTTTTATTCTTTTAATTTTTAGTATATTGATCTAAATTTAAGTTATGGGCAAAAAAAACACCAATTATAAGACAATAAAGACCCCTGAGGGCATTGTTTTTCATCTATACACAGACGAAAACGGAAAAAACAAACCACACTCTCAGACAGGACCTGCTGTGATATACCCAAAAGGCATAAACAAGCCTGACGAATACTACATATACGGCGTAAAATATGACTACGTCAAATGGATGGAGATGTCCAAGATATCCAAAAGGTCCTCAGAGGACATACAAGATTTTACAGAGTGATCCATATTTATAAGTAAAACTTATAAGAGATCGCAAAATCGATGTCCGAACAGCAACTAGACATAAAGCAAAGGATCAAAGAAGAGTTCATCAAGTGCGCCACAGACCCGGTGTACTTCATGAAGCGATACTACATGATCCAGCACCCTGTGAAGGGTCGCATGCTTTTCGACCTCTACCCATTCCAGGAGAAGGTCATGAAGCTGTTCCAAAAACACGACTACTCAATAATAAACAAGTCGCGCCAGCTCGGCATATCGACTCTGGTCTCTGCGTACTCCCTTTGGTTGATGCTGTTCAACAAGGACAAGAACGTCCTGGTTATAGCAACCAAGCAGGAGACAGCGAAGAACATGGTAACCAAGGTGCGCTTTGCTTACCAAAACTTGCCGACCTGGCTGAAGATAGGCGCATCAGAAGACAACCGATTGAGCCTGAAACTGGCTAACGGATCGCAGATAAAAGCGGTCTCTGCAGCCGGAGACTCTGGTCGTTCTGAAGCTGTGTCTCTTCTAGTGATAGACGAAGCTGCCTTCATAGACAACATTGAGACCATATTCACCGCCGCCCAGCAAACCCTTGCCACCGGTGGTGGTTGCGTGGCACTATCCACTCCAAACGGTGTGGGTAACTGGTTCCACAAAACTTACATCGACGCGCAGGAGCAGAAGAACAAGTTTCTTCCTATATCGCTGCCTTGGCAGGTCCATCCAGAGAGACAGCAGTCCTGGAGAGACGAACAAGACCTCATACTCGGCAAGAGAAACGCAGCGCAAGAGTGTGACTGTAACTTCTCAACCTCAGGTAACACTGTCATCGATCCAGAGATTCTCTCTTGGTATGAGCAGACCATGGTTTGCGATCCTCTTGAGAGGCGTGGAATGGACAAAGCGCTGTGGATTTGGGAATACCCGGATCCCATGAAGCACTATGTTGTTACTGCAGACGTTGCTAGAGGAGACGGAAACGACTTCTCAGCTTTTCACGTCATAGACGTTGAGAGCATAACCCAAGTGGCAGAGTTCAAAGCGCAAGTGGACACAAGAGAGTACGCAAGCATACTACTAAGTATAGCATCAGAATACAACCAAGCGCTGCTAGTTGTGGAACACAACAACATCGGTTGGGACGTTGTGCAAACCCTTGTTGAGAGAGGTTACAGCAACATACACTACAGCTACAAGAACGAATCAAGCATAGACTTTACAAGATACGTGGACCGCATGAACACAGGAGTCGGACTGGTTCCGGGATTTTCGATGAACGAGAAGACCAGACCCCTCGCTGTGGACAAGATGCGCAACTTCATTGAGAACAAGTTGGTTAACATCAAGTCGCTTAGGCTGCTTGAGGAGCTCAGAGTCTTCATCTGGAAGAACGGCAAGTCGCAAGCGATGTCATCGTACAACGACGACTTGGTGATGTCTCTGGCAATAGCAATGTATCTGAGAGAGACATCTCTTAAATTCAAGACCACAGCAGACAATTTGACCTATGCTGCGCTAAACAGCTTCACTAGAACTGTGGACACGAGCCCAGCTTACAACGCAAACAGCAATTTAAACCAAAACCCTTGGGCAATGAACATAACTTCGCCGCAAGGAGGACAGGAATCACAAGACTTAACATGGCTTTTAGGCTAACAATATGGCAGAACAACCGAAAAAACAAGAAAACTTATTTTCAACACTGAAGAGACTCTTCTCAACCGACGTCATCATTCGTAACGAAGGAGGCGGCGAACTGAGGGTCATCGACACAGACGGCATGCAGAGGAACGGTGTCATTCAGACGAACGCTCTCATTGACCGATTCAACAAAGTTTACACCACGTCAACAGCGTACGGAGTAAACTTGAACTTGGCACAGAACTACCAGTCTGCTCGCGTACAGATCTACGCTGACTACGACGCGATGGACACAGACGCAATTTGCTGTTCTGCTCTTGACATCGTTGCAGACGAGTGTACTCTAAAGAACGAACAAGGCGAAGTGCTTCAGATAAGATCAGCTGACGAGAACATACAGAAATTGTTGTATAACCTTTTCTATTCTGTACTCAACATCGAATTCAACCTGTGGTCTTGGGTTCGCAACATGTGTAAGTACGGAGACTTCTATCTGAAACTAGAAATCTCAGAAAAATACGGAGTGTACAACGTGATTCCGTTCTCTGCTTACAACATCATCCGCGAAGAGGGATTCACAAGGGAAAACCCACAGGAAGTAAGATTCAAATACGATCCCAACGCAACTCTTGCATCTTCAACTGGCTACAGTTCTATGCAGAACAAGGACACGGGAGTCTACTTCGATAACTTTGAGATGGCGCACTTCCGTTTGACAGGCGACGTTAACTACTTGCCTTACGGTCGTTCTTACTTGGAACCAGGACGAAAGCTGTTCAAGCAGTACGTTCTCATAGAAGACGCAATGTTGATTCACCGTATTGTTCGTGCACCGGAACGACGCATATTCTACGTGAACGTTGGAGCAATACCTCCAGGCGAAGTAGATAACTACATGCAGAGAATGATCCAAAAGATGAAGAAGACTCCTCTGATGGATCCCAACACCGGAAATTACAATTTAAAATACAACCAGCAGAATCTCCTCGAAGACTTCTTCATCCCTGTTCGAGGCAACGATACATCTACAAAGATAGACACCGCAAAAGGTCTAGACTACAACGGCATTGAAGACGTAGCGTACTTCAGAGAGAAGTTATTTGCCGCTCTCAAGATACCTAAGGCATTCATGGGATACGAGAAGGACTTGACCGGTAAAGCAACGTTAGCAGCAGAAGACATTCGTTTTGCTAGAACAATCGAAAGATTGCAGCGCATCATTGTTTCTGAACTCACCAAGATCGGTCTGATTCACCTGTACGCTAACGGATACACCAACGAATCGGCTGCAAACTTCACTCTGTCGCTGACCAACCCATCAATCATATATGATCAAGAGCGCATTGCTTTATTTAAAGAGAAAATTGACCTGGCTAAACAAGCCATGGAGGGGTCACTATTACCCCTTGAATTCATCTACGACAAAGTGTTCCACTTCTCAGAAGACCAATACGGAGAACTAGAGGATATGATCGTTGAAGACAAGAAGCGAGAGTTCAGGTACAACCAGATCAAGGAAGAGGGCAACGACCCAGCAGAGTCAGGAACAGCGTACGGAACGCCTCACCAGATAGCTTCATTATACGGCGGCAAAGAAGACATACTCAACGTGCCAGACAGATACAACGAAAAGATGGGACGTCCTAAAGAAAAGGCCTCCATAAAAGACACAGACAACTCTTTCTTCGGTCGCGATGCCATTGGCAAGAATGCTTACAAAAAGAATGCAGAAGCAGGGGAGGACAGCAGGCCGACAGACCTTGGTGGCAGCTTTGCTCTGTCTTTGGAGAGCACGATGGGAGAGTTCTTGAAGAACAAGAGATCCTTTGAAAAGATGTTCGAAAAGACCAGCAGAAAAGTGAAGCTTTTCGAAGAACCTAACCTGATGAAGGAGGACAACATTAAAGAGAACTTAGATTGATCCGTTCAACACTGATACATATTTATTGATTGTGGATACATATCCTATTATATGGCAATAAAACACAGCAAATACCGCAACACAGGAGTCCTATTTGAGCTTCTTGTTAGGCAAACCACATCGGACCTGATCAAGAACCAGGATTCCAAGGCGGTAAAGATACTGAAAAAGTACTTCACTAACACCGAACTGGGCAAGGAATACACCCTGTACAACACAGTTGTAGCGAGCCCCAAGCTGTCAGAGACGAAGGCAGACATTCTGGTTAACACTCTGGTTGAGCAATACAAGAAGCTCGATCACGATAAAATAGAAAAACTGAAGTACAACCTAATCAAAGAGATCAAATCAAACTACGATCTTGACGAGTTTTTCAAAGCAAAGGTAGACAACTACAAGACATACGCTTCAGTTTACACTGTTCTTGAGTCAAACCACTCTAAGAACGTTGACGTTAAGCAGGTCGTGATGAACAAGATCAACCTGCTTGAACACTTGAGCGCGGCTTCATTGGACAACTCTAAAGCTCCTCAGTCACTGGTTCAAGAGTTCATGAAGGAGGACAAAGACATCAGAGTGTTGGCTTACAAAATTCTGGTTGAGAAGTTCAACGACAAGTACAAGAACCTTTCAGAGAGACAGAAGTCAATACTTAAAGAATACATCACAAACGTATCGGACACAAAGAACCTGAGAGAGTACCTCAACAGAGAGCTTGAGTCCATAAAGAACGAACTGACCGAGTTGAAAAAATCGGTTGAAGACAAAGTAACCAGCATAAAACTGGAAGAGGTTCTGAAGTTCATAAAGCCGATCAAAGAGGGACACACGATAAAGGACGAAGCCATCACAGGCATCCTCCAGTACTGTGACCTCATCGACGAACTCAAGAAACAAAAGCAATGAAAAAAGAATTCAACAACCAGTTCGCCACTCAGAAGCTACGCACAGAAATGTCTACAACTTCTGCAGGTCCAGGATCAGCTACATTTACACCAGGAACTGGAGAACAAACTGCTCCGAGAGCTACTAAAAAAGTAGTAAGGAAAAAGATAAAAGAAGATCAAAAAGACGTTGAGCCTAAACTGGCGGCTGGTGAAGCAGACGTATACATGAAAAACAAATGGGGTTGGAAAGAAGCTCCTTCGATTCCTAACCGTCCTTCAAAAGGTGGATTCATATACAAACAACTTTACGAAGGGGAGGAGCTAAACGAAAACGTTAACATCCCAGAAAACATTGTAAACTTCGCTAAGAAGAAAGGCATTTCTGCCGAGTTAAACATAATTGCCAATTGGGTTGAAAAAGCGGGCAAAACAATCGTCGGTGGCACAGCCATAGGAAAAAACTACAATACGCTAATACTGGATTTGACTCATCAAGGTAGTGAAATTTATTACAACATAGATAACGAATCCATAGAAGTAAACGGACAACTAGTTGATTCTTACGAAGAGTTTTTGGAAGCTCTTACAGTTGTAGACGGAAGTCTAAACGAAAACTACTCTCGCTTCAAGAAAGAGACCAAGACTCGTACCAACGAACAGCAGCTCCACGCTGCGATGCGTTTGGCAGAGAAGAAGATCTACGAAGCAAACAGGATACTTGAGTACACCACGCAACTGCGCACAGAACTCAACGAAACCAGAGTCAACAAAAACACCCAGCGCCTGATGGAGAAAATCACAAAAGGCATAGCTGAGGCTTACGGTAAAATGAAAAAACTGAAGTAATGGCAAAGACCAAAACCAACAAGAAGGCCGGAGTGAACATGGGAAAGGTGAGCTTCGGTAAGCGTCGCGAAGGCGTTGCAAAAAAGAAATACGGACCAAAAGAAGAGAAACCAAAACCCTACAGAGGACAGGGCAGATAATATTTATCAGTATGACAACACTAGAGCTATTCAAAAAACACAGAAAGGGAGAAGTTAGCCGAGAGCGCTTCCTGTACGAGGTACGCAGGGACAACAACCTGCCATGGGTGACCAATACCACGTCTTACGACGATGCGGTGAAGATCCTAAAGAACAAGGGCATCATCCGTGAGGCTCAGTTCGAACCACAAAATATTACTACAGACCCTGCTGTGGACAGAGCAAATCCTTACGCTCTCAAAAGAGAGGTACAGAAGTTGTTAGCTAAAGAAAAAGAGCTGACCAACGACTCTTACAAGATCGCTCTCAACAAAGCTGCCAAAAAAATAGCAGGAAACCCTCAGGCGATCAAAGACGAGATGTTTGCCAACGCAGACACTGTGGCTAAAGCAGACGATAAACTCCAGATGGAACCTGTAAAACCAGGCAACCACGTCGACAAAGACAGTGGCATGAAAAAAATGAAG